GGGGCGCCGGCCCCTGATCCCGGCGGCGAGCCGGCCAGCCCGGCCGACGAGTCCGAGGCCGGCCGCGTGGAGCCCCCCGGCACCGCCGGCGGCGGCTCGGACGACTGACCGCCACCACCACGACGAAGAGGGCCCCGCCTCCTGTTGCCAGGAGACGGGGCCTTGCTCTTGCGCGCCCGAAGGGATTCGAACCCCTAACTTCTGTTCTGACGACGGCGCAGGTCAGAGGGTGTACACAGACCTCGAGGACGCCGCATGATCACGTGCTGCGAGTGCGGACGCACACGTGAAGGCACTCGGGTCCAGGCACGGCGCGAGGGCCACTGGGAGCCGTACAGCACGGCCTCCCAGCGGATGATCGACGAGGGGCCAATGGTCTGCGCCCAGTGTGTACTGGCGGCGCTCGATGGACTGTTGAGCGCGATGCGAGGGCTAGGTTCATGAAGCACCAGCCTTATCGGATCGTCGTCGGGGTGGAGAGCGTCGCCGACATGGTCGGCCGCTACTGCTCGATGTGTTATCAGCTGTGGCCGTGCCGCGGTGAGATTCTTCGCACTGAAAGCCTGTACGGGCGTCCCAGTACGCGAGAAGGTGAAAAATGATCACTCCCACCTGGACCCACGCCATTGACGCCTACCTACAGCACGCTCGAGCGGCCGGACACACGAAAGCCACTCGGATCACGCGGCACAACCACCTGATGCACCTGGCCGCTGGCGTCGCGGTCGAGCCGTGGCGGATGACTGGGGACTTGCTCGAGGAGTTCTGCGGGCGGCACGAGTGGGCGCAGGAGACCAGGCGTGGACGACGCGCAACGTTCGCGAGCTTCTACGGCTGGGCACGTGACAGGGGCCACCTGACCACTAACCCGACCGATCAGTTGCCCAAGGTCGCCGCGGCCGCGCCGAACCCTCAGCCCGTCCCGGTGCGCGTCTACGCCGCGGCGATCGCCGAGGCGCCGGCGCGATCGAGGCTCATGGCGCGCATGGCGAAGGAACTGGGGATGCGGCGCGCTGAGGTCGCGACGGCGCACTCGCGCTGGATCGTCGAGGACCTGGTCGGCTGGACGATCCGGGTGGAGGGCAAGGGCGGCAAGGTGCGCGACGTGCCGCTGCCGCACGACTTCGCGGTCGAGCTGCGGGCGATGGGGGCCGGCTACTTCTTTCCCGGCCGGCACGGCGTGGGGCACCTGACGCCGGCGTACGTCGGCAAGCTCGTCGGTCGGCTGCTGCCGGGGCTATGGACCATGCACAAGCTGCGTCACACGGCCGCGTCCGAGTGGCACGACATCTGCGGGGACCTGGCGGTCGCCCAGGACCTCCTGGGGCACGCGTCGCCGGCGACGACGCGGAGCTACCTCAAGCCGAAGCAGAGCAAGCTACGCGCGACGGTCGAGGCGGCCGCCGCAGCCTAGAGCTTGAACCTGAACGACAGGCCCTTGCCGAGTCGGACGGAGCCGCGGCCCCGTGAGCTGATGCTCACGGGGCCGTTCTTCTTGGAGACCGACAGGCCTGACTTGGAGACGTTGACGGTGGTGCCCTTGGCGACTCTCTTGCGTCGCTGGAAGCTGATGCCCATGACCGGCACGCTACCCGCTCTCGGGACCAATCTCAGGCGTTGGTCCTGACGGTGACGGAGAGCTTCGCGAACGAGCACCAGTGCTGCACGGCGTCGGCGTTCGCGAACGTGATCTGCGGCTGGAGCAGGGTGCCCGCGATCAGCGACTCGGTGTCGTTCATCTGGACGTAGGCCATGCACTGGTCGTCCTCGAGCAGGATGACCTCGCGGGTCTGCGGGCGCAGGATCAGCGTGATGTCGCGCGGCCGCGCCGATCCGCCGTTGAGCTGCTGCAGCTGCCAGTGCGTGGGGTGGTCCACGACAGCCGCGCCGTTGTGAGCGCGGATGTAAGCGGCCGTGTCCACGCTGCTGAGTGTGTGGTTGTCGTGACGCAGGCTGATGCCCCGGTCCTGGCTGTCGTGGCCGATCTCGATGCGCGCGGCCCAGCCAACCGCCGTGTCGAAGCGGAAGCCTTGGAGACGGAACTCGATCTCTTCGACCTTGTCGGCGCGGATGCCGGTCGCCACCTTGAGGCGGCCGGCGCCGTTGATCGCGGCCGAGGCTGCGGTGATCCGGTAGTTGGCCGGGGTCGATCCGTTGTTCCAGCCCGTGACGGTGCCCGTGCCGACCGCCTGGCTCAACCACGCCGGTAGCGCGTCGCCGAGCGAGGGGTCGTACTCAAAGCGGTGGACGATGCGGCCGTGCCGGATGAGGGCACCTGCTGGTGTGCGTCGCTGGGTCATCAGATTGCCGCCTCTGTGATCGCGAGACCGAAGCCGGTCTGCTGGGTTTCGTCGCCCTCGCCGGATCGGTACATGAGCACCAGGCGGCCCTTGTCGATGAAGGCGTGGCCGTGCGACATGTGGTCGGACTCCCAGGGCTGGGTGGCCTCGAACAGTTTGCGTGGGGCTCCTGTGAACGACCGGAAGTCGTCGGCCAGCGGGGCGACGTAGTACTCGGCCACTCGATCCTCAGCGCCCGACGCGAAGGTGGAGATGATGCCGATCCACAGGTAGCGGCCGCGCCAGAGGACCACGCTGCTGGTGTTCCAGGTGATCACCCGATCGTTGCCCAGGTACTCCGCGCCGTAGCCGAGCGGGCGGGGGTCCAGCTCGAACCGTGCGCCGTCTGTTGAGTAGGACAGGGCGAACCGCTGACCGAGGGTGGTGCCCGAGAGCAGGGAGTAGGCGACCCATGTCTCACCGATGCGGAACGGGCGAAAGTAGCCGGTGTGGCCGGGTGCGGGCCACACGCCGACGGACGGGATGTCGAGGGCGATGCCGCCCGGGGTCCAGGCCACGCCGTCTGTGCTGGTCGCTCGCATGGTGACCTGCGCGGCGACAGCGCCGGTTGGGCCGACCTGCTGGTGATACATGACGATCCGCTGGTTGGGCTCGTCCCAGACGACGGCCGGGGTCTCGGTCTCGTTGCCCGATCCGCCGACCGTGGTGTTGAACTGGTACACCGTCCCTCGGTAGGTCCACGGCCCCTCGAGGTCGGGCGCAGTCGCGAGCGCGACGCGGCCGACGGCTTGACCGTGGTCGGTTGCGAAGTACATGTAGTAGTCGTCCAGGCGGTCTTCGAGGTGCAGGTACGCCTGGAAGATCCACGGCCAGTCGAGTGACGGCAGGTCGGTGTCGTCGGTCTGCAGCTGTGGGTTGTCGTCGGCCTTGACGAGCGCGAGCTGGTCGCCGATCGGGAGTGCGAGGTCTACGTAGGTGTTGCCTCTGGACAGCAGAAGCGCCTGCGTGGCGTCGGCGGCGGATGGTGCGATCTGGGCAGCGATGTCCCCGTGGATCGCGTCGAAGATGTCAGCAGCGGACACGTCGCCAGTCTCGCCGGCCACCGTGATCACGGCCGGGATGTTGCCGAGCTCGGGGGCAGCGACGGAGCCGTCCGGGATCAGGTCGACGTCGATGACGCCGGTCTGCGAGGCGAGCGGGGACCAGTAGACCGGGTCGAGCTGCAGCGACTTCTTGGGTCCGTATATCTGGGTGATCGAGACCTTGTACGCCCACCCGGTGACGGTGTTGCCGGCGCCGTCGATCAGGTTCGGGTGGTCGACGGGGATCACCTGGAACGTGACGGCCTCGCCGGCGACAGCCTTGATCGTCTTCTCTGACAGGGCGACTTGGTCACCTGTGGGGACGTGGGTCAGGCGCTTCACGCCGAGGATCACGGGGGTGATGACGGCGGTCAGCGCGATCGCGTCGCCGTCGACCGCGGCGACGGACTTGCCGATCCGGCCCGTGACCGGGGTGATGCCGGCGGGGTAGGTCATGCGTTCGGGACCTGGTAGACGGCGGCGCCGGCGACGAGGCCGGCGCCGAGGGCGATCAGGCCCTCGGCGACGCTGGTCGCGCCGTCGGCGAGCAGGCCGCCGTAGGTGCCGGCTGCGACGGCCAGGCCGGCGGTGATGGCCTTGCGGTAGGTCTTCATATCTTCTCCTCGATGTAGGTGAGTCGGTCGTCGAACTTCATGAGCACGCCGTCCAGGTGGTCGTCGCGATGCTGCGTGTGGGCGTTCTGCGCGTCGATGCGACGGTGCAGGTTCCGCAGGGACTCTCGGACTTCCTCGAGCGTCTTGGTGGTCTTGTCGGCGTAGCCGTTGCCCGTCGAGACGGTCTGCTTGACGGTGGTGTCGACCTTCTTGCTGACGACGTTGAGCTTGGCGACGAGCACAGTGGCCATCGCGGCGAGCATGCCCGCGATGACCACGCCGCCGAACGTCATGACGGGCTCGAGCATCAGCTGAGCTTGTCGAAGTGCTCGCGGGCCATATAGACCCATCGCTTGTTGGTCTGCTGCCGTGCGAGCCAGTGCCGGCCCTCGGCCACGATGACCTTGTCCGGGGCGACGTTGGTGCCCTTCTTGTACGTCTGGAGCACCTTGCCCTTGGTCGACGGGGCGTCGCGGACCTTGACGCCGGCGGCGGTCTTAACTCGGTACTTGAGCTTCTTGACCGGGGCCGGCTCCGGCTTGCTCTCGCGGGTCAGCGTGAACCCGTTGCCGTCGACCAGGACGTACCCGACGAACGTGTGCCGCCAGCGGTTGTGCGCCAGCTCGATGTCGCACTCGCCGACCTCGCCGCTCGTGGGCAGGTCGGTGGAGACCATGCGGCCCTTGCCGAGGCTGTAGGCGGCGTGGCCGTTGTCGTGGCTGCCGCCGGTCCACATAAGCAGGACGCCGGCGGGGATGTCGTCGATCTTGTCGATGTCCTTGGCGTGGACGACCTTGCCGCGGGCGACGGCGGCCTTCCAGTAATCCTCGGCGTCGGGGTCGCCGTCGTGGTCGTAGTCGCCGAGGCCGGGGACCTTGAACACGTAGACCAGGCACCAGTAGAGGCACCAGCCGGCCTTGAACTTGTCGCCAACCCACGCGAGGGCGCGGGGGCGGGTGCCGTCGCCGGACAGGCCGGGCGCGTACTTGACGGTCGCCATCAGCCCTGAGCCATCCAGGCGACGGTGTATCCGAAGACCTGCGCCAGCGTCGTGATCCGCGCTGTGAACCCGGTCGTGTCGACGGCGGTGGCGATCGCTTCCTTACCGTTCTGGTCGGGCACCGGGATGACAACAGGGACCGTGGCGAACGTGTGACCGAACTCCACCCGGCCCGAGACGTACGTCACGGTGCCGCCGGGGTGGGTCAGCGTCCCGACACCGGAACGGACGTCCGGGGCGGCGTCCAGGTCGTCGCGCAGGTTCTGCATGTCGGTGTCCGCGGCTTCGGCGAGCTGCTGGACGGCGAGGTTGATGTCGCCGATCGGGTCGCCGCCCTCGGGGAACGGGTAGGCGCGGTTCGGTGTGGTGTCCATGTCTCTCCTAGAGGGTCGCTAGCTTGAGCTCGTCGTAGGTGACGGCGGGGTTCAGGTGGTGGTGCGTGGTGCTGGGGTCGGTGGTGGTGTCGGCGAACGGCGACGCCATCCACTGGTCGTAGGTGACGCCCGGGGAGCGGCCGCCCGGCGGCAGGGTCAGCTCGCGGGGTGTGATGGCGGCGACGATGACCAGGTCGCCACCGGCGACGCTGAACGTGGCGCCGACGACGGTGCTGATGATCGTGGAGCGGGTCAGCTGCACGTCGTCGGCGATGTCGACCAGCGCAAGCACCTGGTGGGCACCGGCGGACCGGGGTGCAGACCAGAACCGATTGGCGAGCCGGTCGAGCAGCTCGTCGGTCATGTTCTTGGTGATGACGGTCAGTTCCTCGGTGCGCCAGTCGACGCGGGCGGTGAGCGTGCTGGCGACGGTGCCCGCGATTGCGACCAGGTCGCCGGACTGGGCGACGGTCTCGACGGTGCGGGAGTTCTCGCCGAAGCGGGCGACGAGGTCGGCGTTCACGGCGGTGTAGGCCACGTCGCCGGCTTCGTCGCGTCCGGTGACCTTGAGCGTGTTGACGACCGACGCCCGGTTCTTGCGCCAGGTCGTGGGGGTCACGACGTGGCGGGCGGACAGCACCGTGGGCGACACGACGTCGCCCGCTGTGGGGCTGACAGCGACCGTGACGACCAGGTGGTCGGCGGGGTCCTCCACGACCGTCAGGATCGTCTCGGCGTCCGCCGGGAGGCCGAGCTCCCACCGGTCGAGCAGGTATCGGAAGGGGCCGGCTCCGACCCGGGTGTCGCCGTCGGCGGGCCAGTCGAGGTCGGCGCGCAGGATGCGGACCTCGTCGCCGGCGGCGTAGCCGGCTGCTGCGATGCGCTCCCACCAGGTGCCGGCGCCGTTCGCGCCGGACAGCCGGACGATGGGCAGGACGTCGTCAGGGTCGTAGCTGAACGGGAGGCCGGCGGCCGCGGCGACGTAGCCGGCGGCGGCCTCGCCGGCGGTGACCAGGTCAGGCTCGAGGACGACTTCGGTGTCGTCCTCGGCGAGCGGGTCGAGCGCGACGACGTTGACGATCACGTCGAGGTTAGGACGGGTGACGGCGTCGAGGTCGGTGATCCGGCCGACGAACCGCATGTACACCTTGGGGTCGCCTGCGGTGGGCCGGGTGAGCGTGACGACCAGGACGTCGCCCTGGTCGATGGCGGGCAGGGTCGCGGCGGTCTTGGCGCGCAGCTGGAACGACACCTCGGCGGCGTCCATGGGGCCGGGGAACACGTAGTTGCCGAACTTCCACGACGCGGTGAGGCTGTCGAGCACCTGGAACGGGGCGGCCTTGTCGAAGGGGTCGCCGGCTGTCACGGCGACGGTCCAGTCGTGCGTGACGTTGGTGACGGTGACCGCGTAGGCGGGGCGGGTGAGGGTCATGCGGGTCTCCCGAGTCGGACGTTGCGGCGGGCGAACATGCCCTCGAGCTTCTTGACGACGGCGTTCTCGTCGAGGACGAAGTCGTGGAAGTTGATGACGACCGCCCCGCCGCCGTAGCTGCCGCCGACGCCGAGCGTCATGCCGCCGCCGGTGGGGCCGCCGCGGCCGGCGGCGGGCACGCTGCCGCCGGGGCTGTGCGCCGCGGGTGCGCCGCCGAGGCCGACGAGGCCGGTCACCTTGCCGAGCCACTTGGGCGGCTTGGGCCACTTGATGTTCTTGATCCAGCCGATGAGCTTCTGCACCAGGTCGATGACGACCTGGATCGGTGTGGTGTAGGCGTCGAACGCGGTGACGACGAGTTCCTTGCCTTTGGACGCTGCGGGGCCGAGCTTGCCGAACCAGTTGGCGACGGCCTGGGCCTTGTCCACGATCCAGTTGAGGGCGGTCTGGCCGGCGCGGCCGACGGCCTGCACGATGCCGCGGAACGTCTCGGACCGCTTGTAGGCGACGACGAATCCGGCGGCCAGGGCAATGATGGCAAGCACGACGATGGCGACGGGGTTGGCGGACATGACGGCGTTGAACACGGCCTGCACCGCTGCGGCGGCCTTCGCGACGGCCTGGTAGGCCTTGAACGCCGCATTGATGCTGATGACGACGGCGGCGAACGACGCGAACACTGCCGCGGCGATCGCCACGGCCTGGCTGTTGCGGTCGATGAACGCGGCGACGGACGTCAGGACGGTCGAGAGCATGAGCAGGATGGGCAGCAGGAACGCGCCGAGCTTCTCCTGCAGCTCGCCCCACGCGATCGTCATGCGGCGCGTCTGGCCCTCGCTGGTCTGTGCGGCCTTGATCGCGTCGCCGCCGACCTTCTTGTTGAGCTCGTCGGTGATCTTGCCCATGTCCTTGGACTTGAGCACCGCAGCGTCGAGGCCGGGCACGAGCTTGCCGAGCGCGGCCGTGTTGCCTGAGTAGCCCTTGGCGAGCGCGTTGGAGACCGCCTCGAGCGGCTTGCCGGTCGCTGCGCTGACGTCCATCGCGAGCTTGAGGTCCTTCTGCGCCTTGCTGACGGACCCGGACGCGCGGGCGAGCGCCGCCAGGGCCGGGCGCATCTCGTCGTCGGCGACGCCCTTGGCGCGCGACTGGGCGTCGATCCACTGCTCGACGCCGGCGATGTCGGCCTTGCGGGCCCCGGTGTTCTTGCGCAGCGCGTTGGCGAGCTTGGCCTGAGACGCCTCGTCGGACGCGGCGGCCTTCGCGGCCTTGAACGACGCGACGCCGAGGCCGGCCAGGCCGACGGTGGCGACGGACGCGGCCTTGCCGGCGCGGCGGCCGAACCGGTCAGCTGACGTCTCGGCCTGCTGGAAGCCCTTGGCCGCCTTGGTGGCGTCCGAGATGATGCGGATCGCGAGTATCGCGGTCTTGGCCATCTCACTCTCCTTCGGGTTCGGCTTGGGTGGCGGCTTCCTCGAGCAGGTCGAGGTAGGTGGCGATCAGGTGGTCGTCGGGCTCGCTGAGCCAGGGGTTGCCGGCGGCGCTGATGGGGCCGACGGCGATGGCGAGTCCGGCGAGGAGCCGGCTTCTGCTGTCGGCTGGGTAGGGTCCACCTTCGGCGTCTTGCCCTTCTTGGCCTTCTTCTTGTCGACGAACTCGATGCCCTGGCAGACGCTCTCCTCGAACTGCTGGTGGGTGCAGTCGATGAGCTTCATGGCCTTCATGTGGTGCCAGGCCAGGAACGTCGCCCAGACGATCGGGGCCTCGTCGGCGCCGGGCCAGCCGCGCTTGAGGCGGGTGCGGTCGTAGGCGACCATCGACGGGTTGCCGATCGTGATTTCGTGCTCGGTGCCGTCGTTCAGCTCGACGCGCAGGCGCTGGCGTTCCATGGTCAGACTCCCTTGATGGTGTTCAGGACGGACTCGACGGCGGACTCGTACCGTTCGGTCCACTGGGGTTCGGTGCGCTGCGCGGTGTCGGTGACCCACGGCTTGGCGGGAATGTTGCGGGCGGCCCACCCGAAGTGCTGGGGGCCGGCGTACGGGACGGCCGCACCGCCGAAGCGGACGACGGCCTGGGTCTTGGTGCCAGAACCGCGCCCAGAGGACCCGAGACGGCCTGTGCGGCCTCTGGGGGCGGCGGGCTTGGCCGCGTTGGCGACGAGGTCCGCGACGTCCTTGTGGGCGTCGGTGATCTCGTCGCCGAGCTTGGAGTCGGCGCGCTTGAGGGACGCGCGCAGCTCGCGCGCGCCCTCGACGCGGATGCCGACCGAGTCAGCCATCAGGCTTCGACGTCTCCAAGTGCCGGCGACCCGACGATGCCGAACTCGAACTCCGACTTCGCCTTGGTCTTGACGTCGCCGCCGATGGTGGTCGGGTCGACGATGACGTTGCCGGAGATGCTGCGGGCCTTCGCGTCGTTCGGGATGTAGATGAACGGCAGGTTCACGCCGGCGTTCTCGTAGGTCCACGTCGAGATGCCGGTCTCGGTGATGTCCTGGAGGAACTCGCCGGACAGCACGTAGGTGTATGTGCGCTCGCCGGGGTCGACCTCGCCGGACAGGACGGGGGTGTCGTCGCCGACCTCCACGGACGGGACGACCGAGCACTTGGTGATCTGGGCGGCCATCTCCTCGGGAGTGCCGGGATCGCCGAACACGAGCGAGCCCGGGCCGACGGTGTAGGACTGGATGGGCATGAGGTCTCCTCAGACTTCGTCGGTGATGCGGATGAGTAGGGCCGGAAGCGGGGTGGACGACTCCGGGGTGGCGAGTGCGACGTACTCGATCGGGGCCGCCGGTGCGATCGAGATGTCGGTGACGGCGTCGAGCAGCTTCTGCAGCTGCTCGAGCACGCGCAGCTGGTCGGTGTTCTCGGCGACCAGGTACGCACGCCACGTGGCCTCGCCGCCGGCCAGGTACACGTCGATCCCCTCGAGCGCGACGTAGGCGCACGGGGGGTTGACGTCGCCGAGCTCGATCACGACGCGCAGCGGGTCGCCGTCGAGGGTGGCGGTGCGGAGGTGCTCGAGCAGTCGGTCGCGGCTCTCGATGATGTTCATCAGCCGATGGCCGGCTTCGCGGAGTCGCCGAGCTCGAGCATCATGCCGATGTCGGGGTCCTTGCGCTGCACGTAGGCGACGCCGGCGTCGCCGCCGAGGTCGATGACGCCGGCAGGGCTGTTGGATCGCTTCGTCCAGCGGGCCGCGAGCAGCGAGGCGCCCAGCACGATGTCGGCTGGCCACGCTTCGAGGTCGGCCGGGAGGGCCTTGACGATGCGCTGGCGAGCCACGAACACGTTCGCGGCGTTGATGTTCATCTCGATCTTGCCGTCGTCGCGTGCGTCGCCGACCTCGAAGCCGAGCAGCTCTTTCACCGTCGCTTCGGTGGCAGGACCCTCGGGGAGTCCTGCCACCGGAGCGATGACGGTGATGGTCACGATCAGACCGCGACCGCGAAGGCCTGCTTGACGATGCCCGTCGTGTGGTGCTCCTCGATCGCTCCGTAGCCGAAGAACGCATCGTCGATGCCGGCCTTGCTGAGGTTCTGCGCCTCGACCCGGATCGGCGACGCGCCCGGCAGCTGGCGGACCGTGGCGGCCTGCTTGACGCCGGCGTAGACGAACCCCGCGGGGATGTCCTCGGTCGAGCGGATGTCCTCGGGATTGACGCCGAGCAGGGCGAGGAACGCCGAGACTTCCTTCTCGTTGATGTCGAACAGCGAGTCGATGTCGTCGTCGTTGACCAGGATGAACGAGGCCTTCGCGCCCTTGGTGTTGCGCTTGACCTTCTTCGTGGCCAGTCGGACCGCCTTGAGCAGGTTGGTCTGCGACGCGAAGCCCGACGCGACGGCCTCGGCGAGGATGTAGTCGCGGACCTTGAAGTCCAGCGTCATGATGTAGTGCTCACGCACGGCGGCGAGGAACGACGCGATGAACGCGGCGTCGGGGAAGTCGAAGAACTTGCGGTCGAAGTCCCAGCCGCCGGCGATCCTAAACGCCTCGTAGCTCGAGGGGATCGTCGTCGGGACGTTCGTCGGGATGTCGGTCTTGTTGCCGGAGTAGGCGCCGACCTGTGGCTTAACGCCCCAGCGCCATCCCTTGCCCTCCCACGACGTGAGCGAACCCTGCACGAACAGGTCGAGGAACTGCGGCTGGTACTCGAGGCCCGACCACAGCTCGCCCGACCAGGACTGCGGCGAGACGTTGTCGGTGTGCTGGGCGTGGGTCACGTCGGCGAGGGCCGCGGTGATCTCGGCGTTGCTGATGCCGCCGGGCTGGAAGCGTGCCGCGACCAGGGCGGCGAAGGCGTCGAGTCCGGTCTCTCGGACTTCGGTGGCGGACGCGGCGACGGGGACACCGGCCGGCGCAGCAGCCGGGCCGGCCGCGACCGGGGCGACCGGCGGTGCGTTCGGAGCTGCGGGCGCTGCGGCGGCCGGGGCCGGCGCGGC